AAAGTTAAACGTAAAGGAAAATCTGCCCTACGTTGAACTGTAAAATTCTTTTTACCAGGTATAACAGCCATTAGCTTCCCTCAAGTGCAGCAACTTTAGTTTCTAATGTCTCTATCTTAGCAACTGCTTCCTGTAATGCTTTTGTTAAAGTTGATACTATTGGGGCAATTCCTATAAGTTGCAAACCTTCATCTTTTGTACCTTTACAAGCATCTGGTATAACTTCACCAACTTCATGTGCAATAAATCCTTCGTGAACTGCCTCTGACTGTTTATAAATGTCGTAATCTCTATATTTAAAAGTTACTGGCCTTAATTTTTTTACTCTTTCAATACCATCTACAGCTAAAGTTGTAATATCTCTTTTGATTCTATAGTCACTGGTTGTTGAAGCATCAATATGTCCAAGTCTTGTGTTATCAATATAAAAATAAGCATCGTTTCCATCCCAATAAAAGTTAAATAAGTTACCTGTACTTGCACTTGCTGCGTTATTATTTCCAGAATCAGTGTCCGCACCAGTTCTTGTTCCAAACCCTTTACCACATATACCACCATTTGTCAGAGTTGCATTAGCAAAAGATGCCCCAATTGCACAAAAAGAACCACCTGATTTTATTTCAAATCTATTTGCACTTGTTGTGCTAAAAACAATAGGTGCGGCTTCTTGTGTTGTGATTTGTAAATAACCAGTACCCCTATGTACCATTTCTGAAATACTAGTTGCACCACCAATTCTCCTCAGTCTAAGACCATAATCTGCGTATGTTGTATCTGCCGCTAAATCAATAATTGCATCTTGATCGTTTACACCAGTACTAACTTGAAACTGAGAATCAGCACCACTATTTGTAACTGTTATATTTTCAGCAAATTCAACAACGTCAGCTTTAAATTCAGTAACCATTGAACCATTAACAGATACTCCTATTTGGTTTGATGCACTTCTATAAAAACCTGTACTTGCACTATTTGAAAAAGTATAACTTGGGGAACCAGCACTTCCATCTGGTCCATAGAAGTTGCCATCTGCCAAACTTATAAATTCATGTCTACCGCTAGATGTAACAGCCTTATAAAAACCTAATCTACCCGTTGAGGTATTTGCGTACCACATATAGGGCAGTGGTGTTGTCGGGACACTTCCATACCCATTATTTCTACCGATAGCATCAAAAATATCATTTATATCGCCTCTTACAGTTGCGCCAGATGCGTTTGCTACTTCAAAATTGGCTGGTTTTGATGGCATTGTTTTCTACGTTTTTCCTATTATACTACCCTTCACCATAACCGAAAGCACTATACGTGAATTGTCTTGCTACAAAACTAGAACCATTTTTTATACTAACTACAAAATTACTTGTTGAAACGCTATCAATAGTAAAGAAATCACCTGACTGCATATTATTTATGTTTATTGCTATTACTGGCTTAAATTTTTCTGTACCACCACCAACAGCAGATGTTCCTAAAAAGAATTTTTTTGCAAATGTCACTGTAGTTGCACCGCTAGAAGAACTTGAAAGAATACCGTTAGTTGCACTTGTATTATCAATACTTCTTTCAGTTCTTGGTCTAAATATTATATTTACACCTAATTCTTCAATATCTACATTTTCATAAGCACTATCGTTATTAACTAGCACTTTAAAAGCTATAGTTCTCGTAGTCATATCTGTATTTGTAAAGGTAGCAAAACTTGTACTAGGAGTTGCTGTTGAACTTTTTGCCACTTGAAAAGTCAAATCAGCAGTCTTATCAAATTGAACTGTTGACCCTGTAAAAATATCTGGCCAAGTATCCATTTTATCTGTATAAGAATCCCACTGAGTAACAGTATTATATCCTTGTTTTTTTTCTACAGTTTCAACACGAAATCTAAAAACAGCACCTAAATCAATAGTATTTTCAAAAGTATAATTTCCTGAATCTGGAATACCAGCACCAGTTCCACCAGTTACTAAATCAAGTGTTGCAAAATTACCACCTGAGTGTGCAAGCGTATCAAAATCCGAAATATTATCAAGGCTTATCGCTGAAGTCAAAGTTAAGCCAGCTATTGAACTATCATATTCAAGACTAGATTTTGCCCCTGCAAAATTACTCGTACTTTCTCTTATTTCTTGTGCTTTTAGGTTCGGGGATGTTACAAGTCTATTAACAACAACAGAAGTTGCTGAAGAAGATTCATTACCAGCCACATCTTTAAATTTTACAAAATACTCACCACTTAAAAAACTAGTTATTGTTATTTCGTTTGAGTCACCGCTTATTGCCCTTAGTGGTGAAGAATTGCCATATTCAGCACTTCCGTCTGTTATCGCTGCAAATTGTATAATAACTTGCCCTCCAAATAAAACATCAATATCTGTTAAGGGATCTGCTTTGTCCCATTTTAAAATTAAATCATCGCCACTTTCTTCAAATCTTAAATTACTAACATTAGAAGGGTCTGCTGATAGTCCTAAAGCTTGAATATTTTGAGCATTTACTTCTTTGCTTACTTGAAAGGCTGAATTAATTGATCTTATTGAAAATTTATATAAACCAGCAACATTATTAGGTATCACAAATTCGTTATCTGTAACATTTTGAACAACTGGATCACCTTCTTCTAATCTGTAAGCGACTTGGTATTGTTTGGCACCAGCAACATGACCAAAATTTAAAACAATTCTTGAAGTTGCCCTATTATTTACCACAATAGTTTCTTCTTTTAATTCATATATATTGGGGGGGTCAATAACGTCCAATAATGTAGAGGGAGATTCACCTACTCCAAAACTTCCAATATTCCCATCAATATATGAAAATTTTTCATCAGTATATGTTAGTGCAGTAATACTAAAAACAAAATCATTTTTCTGTTTAATATTGCTTATTCTAAATTTTCTATGTTGTACATTACCTGTTTTAACAGCCCAAACTGTTCCAGCATTTGCATTTAATGCACTTGATAATGTAACAGTGCTACCATTTACAGCCGTTATTGTTCTTTCTTGTACATTGCCAGATGTATCTATAATTAAAAAAGTATCATTTACAAACCCTACGCTGGTATTTGTACTGTCATCAAGAACATAAACAGTTGTACTTGTAACGCTTTTTATTCTTCCGCTTGCTCTTATAATTTCTTTCAACCTATCTGCAATTTTAATTACCATAAGGGGTTCTAATTTACAGGCAGCTTCTATTCCGCACTCGAATGAGACAACTTCAGATTCAAAATTTGAACTATATAAAATTGACCTACCAAATCGCACCGCCTGATTTTTATCTGTGGTAAATAATGCTCGAACATTCTGTTGATTTATACCGTATTTAGTTTCTACTGTTGTATCAAGAACAGTCACTTGATCCATTTCTTGTAGATCATTGTTGTAATAAGCAACATTAATTTGACTGTATTTTTTATCTTTATCACTTCCAACATAATTAAACTGACCATCTACTACATTTGCATTTGTAAATAAGTAAGAGGTAATTGTTTCTTGTTTATCTAATACAATTTTTAAATTTCCATTTTTATAAAAAATTGTAGCTCGCATTAATCCCGCAACTTCTCTTATAACATCAATAGCTTTTTTCCTTACGTTAATAACACCATTAAAGGAATATCTTGGTAAACCTGTATTTCCAACAAAGGTAGAGCAATATAAACTTGCTTCATAAAAAGAAGCTTTATCAATAGAACTTTCATCTAAATTCAAACCATAATCTTCAGTTAAAAGTGCATACAAAATCCAAGCTGGATCATTAGTCCATTTTTTTGTTGAATCCAAAGCCGCAAAATTATACCCAGATGGGTAAAGAATTCGACCAGTACCTGCAACATCTATACTTATACCTGTCGGAACTTTTACTTTAATTCCTCTATATAAATATTTTCTTTGAGGTATATTAGGGAATTGTTCAGCAGAATATCTAATTCCAATATATGCTGACTTTGGAAATTCAGTAATAGTTGTTATTTGTGGATTTACAGCTTGTAATTTTGTAAAGAAAAATTCAGTAAATCTTCTAGAGCCTTCTTCATATAGATTTCTGCCTTTATCACTAAAAGGATGCTTACCACCTACTTCTCTAAATTCTAAGTCTGTTCTTAATACATCAACACTTATCGGGTAATACAGGTTTCTTGCTGCTTGAGTTAAAAAAGCAAAATCAGGAATATCTACTCTGTAATCAGCACTATATTGACCAACTGAAACACCATTAACTTCAATAGTTCTCCTACCAATCTCTTGATTATTATTACCTCTTAATCTGATAACAATATCAACATTACCAGACAAACCGTTTGGGAAAGTAGAGTTTGGCTGTATTCCTAATGCCACTGATGCGCCATCATCAGCACCAAGTTGACGTAAGCTAGGCCAAGTCAAAGTTACTATTACTGCTCTTGGCGTGTCATTAATACCTGTACCTACATCTACTGTTCCTGTAACCTTGTTACCTTCAGCATTATTATTATTTAAAACTTTTGCTGGACTTAAATTTCCTGATGACTTAAATTCATTTATACCAGACATTATTGGTTGATTATCTTTTCCAACCCTTATTGCCATAGATGTCTTAGTAATATTTTCTGCCCCTGCAAGATCACGAATTGCACGACCATCTAAAAATATATCTCTTTGTGCTAGTTGTATATATAGTATTTCATCAGGCGTTTGCAATAACTGATTATTTTCAGAAGTTGGATGTATTAAACTTGAAGGTATAGGAATGCTATTTCTAGAAGGTGTTGCAAAACCTTCAGTTTCTGCGCCATCAGAAACAAGATCAGCAAAGGTAAAAAATTGTTCTGCTTTTAAAAAAGAATTTGGTAGATTTTCTGATATTTGAAAATCTTTATTGCTTATTTCTCTGCCCATATTAAGGTGTGTTATCTGCTATTTTTACTGTATCAGAAGCGGCACTTATAACCACTGACCCAACTATACATTCACCAAAAACTAAAGGGGCAGCACCTCCAGCTTTTGTAGTATTAGCTGTTTGATTGCTTAAAAAAGATGCAATTTGTGGATCTGAAGCTGGCTCTATAGGTACTGGGGCAAAAAGTGACGCTAAATAATTAAGTCCGACAGTAGCTGCAATTGTTATTAATGCTGAAGTAACCGCAGAGGAAGTAAACCAAGTTGCTACAGCACCAAAGAACCAAAAATTACCACTAATAACAGGAATTACTTTTATTTCCTGATTACCATCAAAGACCAAACCTAAAAAAGTTACATCTTTTTGGTCTATCTGTACACTATAAAAGGCATCTGTCAAATGTTGTTTGCATTGTGGGTAATTTACTTTTAAAAAACTAAAAACTTGATCTACATTAGATACATCCGCTTCAAATTCTTTTACACCACAGATTTTTTTAAGAGTTCCATAAATTTTTATAGTGCTTGTCATTCTTTTGTCTCCAAATAATGCCAACTATCATCACAAACAGAATATATGTACCAATCATATCCATATACATTAAAATTCTTAATATCAGCTTCAGATGGTTCAGCACTGCCGTTAACGTGAGAATGTAAAACAGCTAATATATCTGCGCCACTATCTTCACAATCTGCAAAGTCATTGGGATCTAAAGTAAAACTAACATCCTCATCTTTATAAGATGCAATATTTTTACAAGGCCAGAAAAATTCATCACCACCTTTTTCATACAATAAACCGCAACCCTCTACAGGTTTACAGTTTTTAAAATGTTTTTCTGCTTCTTTTTTCCAAGTCATATATAAACAAAAGTACCACAAGATGGAAATCTATCTTTTGTTATTTGTCTTCTTGGTAGAAATAGTGTTTCAAAGTCAATACTTTTAACAAGTTCAAAACTACAAATTTGGTTATTCTCAATAACTTTTTTATTAATATCAAAAATTTGGTCATCTAATTTTTTTGTTGAATCTGGAGTACCAAAAGGATTAGTTTGACTAGGAAAATTTTCTTTATCTAAGAATTGTGCGAGTGTTCTTTTTCTGGTTATTCTAGCCTTTTGTAAATCATTCCTTGGTGTTACTTGATTTACTAAAGCTAAAATTGTAGAAAAAGTACCGCCAGTATTAGCAAAAGTTAAAGTAGGTCTTGCCATAACAGAATTTTCACCAGTTTCAAAACCTTCAGCTTTGCAAGCTATGGCGTTATAAGTTAGACCTTGCCAAATTAAATCTTGATTTAGGCCATTAGTTCCATTATGAAATCTATATAAAGTCGTTGCTGTTGTATCTTGTGCAGAGTAATGTATAGGTGCAAAAAGGTCTAATTGAAACATTTCAATAATTGAAATATCTTGTAATTGTTGTAAAACATCAACTGGTATTGTCATGGTTGAAACACCTCCTCAAATGTTGCTTGTATTGTAACTCTGTTTAAATATGTATTTGTTCTTCTATATTCATCGCAAATAAATTCTTTAGCTGTACTTGTGGCTGGCGGGGTAAATGTAAAGCTGGTTGTATCTTTTGCTCTTTCATCAAAGAAAGCTAAAATTTTATCGCCATCAGCAAGAGAAACATTAAAAGTTAAATTGTAAGATTTTGGATTTTGATTCAGGCCAAAGACGTTGCGAGATTTATAGCCATCCCCAAATTGAACAGAGATAATATTAGGACTAGCACTTTCTACAGAGCTATATGTTGGTGTTGTAGCACCTGCTGTTGTACTTAAAGTTGCATCATTAAAAGTTGCCATTAAGTTAACATACCTCCACTTCGTTTTTGTCGTGCTATTTCAAATTGAACAGCATTAGCAATCGCTTGACCTAAAGCCTGGCCATCACCATCAGATTGAACATCTGTATTAGTGGCATCTACATTTACTACAACATTTGTAGATCCTCCACCCATTTCATGATTTGGAGTAACTCTACCTGTAACCCCTGGAGTAAATAATTCTGGGCCACGTTCTCCAACAATATAAGATTTATTAGGTTTAGTAACACCACCATCTGCAAAAAATCCACCAATTCCAGGGATTGCTCTAAGTAAAGAAGTAGCACCAAAATCTACTAACTGTCTGCGAATAGACCCAAAGACACTACGAGCGACTTCTCCTAAACTCATAGTTCCTGTTATTGCACCATCTATTGCATCAACAAGACCTGATTGAACTGTATTAGCAATACCTTGGTATAAAGTATTAACTCGTTGAAGTTCTTCCTGTAAACGTAAAGCATTTTCAAATTGTTTTCTTTCTTCTTTATTTATTTCTTTGTCAAATTCAAGAGCTTTTCTATCAAACTCTCTAAGTTTTTGTTGAATCTCTGCTTCTCTAGTACCCATAGACAAAGATTCGGTTAAAAATAAATTTTTATTTTCTACAGACTTTGTTATCTCATCATATTGTTTAGCCCTGAGTTTTTCTAAATCAAGATTTTCTTTGATAACTTCCAATTCTTGCATACGAGCAACTATTTGATCGTCTATAAATCTATTTTTATTCCGATTTTTACCTCTTGAAGCTATAAGATCTTGAATTTCTTTGTCATCACTTGTTTGTGCTTGTCCTAATAATTCGGCTCTTTTAAAACCAACAACTCTTCCACCCTTTTTAGTTGTTACTAATTTAGCAGCTTCAGCACTTACTTTCGTTATGAATCTAGAAATTGCATTTCCAAGATCTTGAGTTTCATCTGCAAAAGCTCTTAATGCTTGAACACCATCTTTTCCTACTAATTCTTCCATTTTTTTCATAGACAAGTTAAACGCTGCTTGTTTACCTTCTGTTTTTTCAACTAATTTTAAATATTCTAATGTAGGTGTTCCTGCTAACCCAACTGCATTACCAACAGCTTCAACATTAAAAGAAAAGAAAGTAGCTGCTTTTCCTAGCTCTTCTAATTTTTCCTTTGCAGTTGTAAGTTGTTGAAGGACAGCAGTAGCAACAAGACCTCCTGCAAAGCCTCCCATTTTGCCACCAATTTTAGTTCCTGCAAAACCACCAGCAAAACCAGCAAGTCCTCCAATCGGGCCCTGTCCAAATAGTAATGGGAACGCACCAGATATAAGTCCGCTTGTTACTGCTGCTTTATTGCTTTTGTCATCAAACTTATCAAGTTTATTTCCTTGAGATTGTGCTTTATTATTTTTAATTTGTGCTTCTGTATTTTTAGTAATTTGAGTTGTTTCTCTACCTATTGCTTGATTTTGTTTGTTTGTTGCTGCTAATGCATCTTTATGTGCTTTTGTTCCTAAAGTAACGTTGTTGGTATATTCTTCTAAAGTTTCTGCTGCTGCTATTTGTTCATTTGTAGTTTTACCAAAAGCTCCTTTAGATTTATTAACAGTTTTGACAAGATCTTCCATGTCTTTTCTGTACTGTTTTATTTCATTACGAGCACCTTTACCCCCTGCACCCCCTGTATTACGAGGATTCATTATGTCTATTCCTCGTATTTTATCTATACTTGCAGTTAATTCATTTACCTTTGCTTTTAACCTATCAAGACCAGACTGCCCTTTAACTCTTAAATTTATATTTACACCATAATCTCCTGCCATTGGATTCGACCTAAAACCAAAACTTTACTTTAGTGTACCGCTTTTAGCGTTTTCCTGCTCGTGATTTATTCTTTGCATCTTCATAAGCCTTATCTTCATATTCTTTTTTTAATTCGTAGTAAGCAAGCCAGTTTATATATTCTTCCTGAGTTAATTTATTCGTAAGTTCTTTTATTGTCATTCCTAGCTCTGTAGCTAAAAAAAACATAAAAAACCAATCGTTTCTAGCTTTTTAAAATTGCTTTCGCTTCCTCCACTTTGTATTCACTACCAGAATTTAGCATCGCAAGTTGAATATCTTGTAAAGTCCCTGCATTAACTTCTCTTCGTAAAGAAGCTTTATGACCATCTTGAAATAATCTTTGACCATCTTTATCTAGTGCTTTTGTAATCATAAGATTCAAAGCAAAATCATCATTAGTTCCTGAATCTCCAGATTTTGCAACAATAGATTCTCTTTCTGCAATAGTTAATGGATTCCAATAAATTTCTAAAACTGTTACATCTCCTTCTTTTAATTCATATACATATTTTTGGCTTACACCAAATTTGTTTTTGAGAAGTTCTATTGCTTCCATAAATTTATTAGATTGCTATTCTATTATACTAGGCGTTTGCTGAAAATTGACAAGATATTATTCCAATGAAATGACTTCTATCCTCTATTTCCAATGGAGTTGGACCGTTTATATCTAATACTCTAGGTTTACAGCTAAAAGTATCGGTATAACCAGAAGCATTTACTGAAGTTAAACCATCAATTACCGCTTCAGAAATTGCAGATAAAGTCGAAGTACCTTTTGATTTTGGAACGTAAACATTACATTGAATAACACCAGCATAATAATTTGAAGCTGCACCTTGATTCTGTTGTGTTGATTGAGTAAAATTTAAACTCATTAAAATATATTTTTTAGTTTTCCCTGGGGTTGTAAAATGTACATTGTCATAAACAACTGAAACAGTAGGATCAACGTTTAAAACTTTGTCTGTTACTGCTTTTTCAAAAGCTGCTCTGGTGTTTACTAAAGTCATGCTTCAAATCCTGTATATGTAGTACCTGAGAATTTCTCTGATACTCCTGCTCCTATAAATAGTTTACCTTTATCTGACATATTTTCTTTTATCAACCGACCTAATTGACCTTGAACAAATCTTTGAATTTCTCCACTTTCTAAAACATATTGAGAATATTCTGCTTTATTTCCAATAAAAACTGCTTTTTTATAATTAAAAACTCTATTTCCTGACCCTACAGGGAATCTTGGCTTAACAACTGGTCGTGGCGGTCTAATTTTCTCACCTTTTGCATACGCTTTCCATACTATTTTTCTTTGAGTAGCCCAAGGCTCATAATTTTCTACCTTATGATTAGCTGTTACAGGACTATTTTGTGCTTTCCAACTAGAAGCAAAAAAACCTGTAAATACAGGCATTGTTGTTGGTTCCGCTTCGTTTCGGTTAGATAATTCAAAATGAACATCTTTTATAAGTTTATTAAAATCACTACTAATTTTTCTGTCTAAATCTTTAGGTAAGTCTTTTAAAAATCTTGTTGCCATTAGAACCGCACCAAGATAATAAAGAGATAAGCCTGTCCTCCTTTTTTAGTATCAATATCAACTATTTGTGCAACTCTATCAGATCCACCAAAACTTAAAGTAATTTCATCATCCATATCTGCTTGGTTGTTACCAATAAGATCAGGTGTTATGTATAACTTTGCTTGTCTCATTTCTTGACCAGTTTCTTCTTCTGCTCTTACAAAAGAAATTGGAACTTTTATATCTGAATATGTTGTATCTACAGTAACCTGTTCTCCAGTATCTAAATTATAACTAGATGTACCTTTCTTTACATAAGTAATAGTATGATCTAAAGAAGTTCCCAAAGAGTTAACAACACTTTGAGCAACACTTTTAAATAGACTGTCTAGTTGACCTGCCATTATCCTCTAACTACCCTCATTTGATAAGATCCTGCTCCACCAAGCATATAAGCTCCAAGATAACTTTGTAACCACGGGTAGACATCTAAAATATTATTAACAGATCCAGTTCCCTGACTATCAGTATTGTATTTAACCTGTAAATCCCCTAACTGCACTTCAGAAAAATTACCGTCTTTACCTGAAACCCCTGTCATAGCTTCAGTGTCATTTGCTAATGCTCTAGATAATTCGTATTGAGCATACTTAATATTATTTGGAACGGTAGTACAAACAAGTTCAACATCATCTACTTGATAATTATTTCTTGGAAACTTTAATGCCTGTCCATTATCACATCTATCTCCATAGAAAACTAAAGTATCAATCCATCTTGTAGCTGCTATTAATGCTCTATTTTTTTGATCGTCTGTTTTATTTGTCCAAGTGCTTGAATCTGGTACTGTCTCAAAGTAATCATTAGCTTCTGCCAATGTGACATAGCTATTTGCAGTAGCACTTGATAATGTTGCTGTTATAGTAGCTGCCACGATCTATAAAGTAATTTAGTTTTATTGTAGCGTAAAGAAAAAACCCCACCAATAATTGATGAGGTTTATGACCACTAATTTAATCTTACGATTAATAAGTTGAAGTATCAAGAGGTGTG